GAAGAACTTGAGAGTTTGGAATGGGAAGTGTTGAAGAAGGTTTGTAAGCATATTGGTCTAACAGGCAGGGATAGGGAACAACTAACACGCAAATACCTACAAATGACAACCTAAACAATAACAAGAGGTATGAAAATTGGCACTCCCGCAACTTAATATTGGAGGTGGTTGGGCGAGAACTCTACTTAGTTTGCAAACTAATATTGACTCTACATTTGCTCCACAACCCCGTAATAACAAAATTGCTGTACTTGGTGATAGCATTACCAATAACAATTCCACTTCTACTGGTGGTTTTGAGAGTAACGGATATCTGACTTGGGCTAACCAATTTTCACGCCAGCGTTTCCGGTTTGAACATGCCCTAAACTTTGGTGTTCCCGGTGATACCTCTGAACAAGCCTACGCACGGATTGATGATGTTCTTGCAAATGATGCTGGGACAGTAGTTGTTGCTGTTGGTACTAATGATCGTGGATCAGCTGCCTTCACATATACGCAAACAATTAGCTATCTGACAGCTATTCGTGACAAGCTTCTCAAAGACGGACGTATTGTAGTTCTTGTATGTCCGCTTCCTCGTGGTGATTCTACCTACACTTCCAACCGTCTAACAGGCGACCAACTTGCTTACCATATCCGTGTTCGCGAATGGGTGTTGAGTAACAAAGGTGTTCGCGGTGTTTATCCAGTCGATAGTTGGGTTTATACAGCAGATGCTACTTCCAGCACAGGCGATATTAAACTTGGCTATACCAGTGATGGTTTACATCCAAACGTCATTGGTAGTTTCTGGCACGGTAAGGCTATTGCTGAACAAGCACTGAACCTGATTCTTCCTGAGCCTTATATTCTTGCAACAAGTAATGCCGACGTTTACGGAGCTATCAACAATCCACAAGGCTCCATCATCCTTAACCCAATGTTTTCAGGTACAACGGGTATTCCGGGAACAGGTGGCAGTGGTAACTTGGCAACTTCCTATACAGGTACTAATGCAACAGGAACTACAGCAGTTACCCGTACTTATTCAAAAGTAACTTCTGGTGGTAAGGATTGGCAACAGATTGTTCTGGGTGCAGGTCCAACTACAGCAGAAGGCGCGCTTGATCTTGTACGTCAAATCTCTCTACATGCAAGTGTTAGTGCTGGTGATGTGATTGAAGGGATGATTGAATACGAAGTGGATGCAGGAACTACAGGTGTAATGTCCCTGCAACTTGGTTTGCAACTAACTGATGCCAATGGAACCACTACACTCTGGGATGGTGATAGGTATACTGGAGGTAGCATGCTTCTTCCTGACGTTGCATTCAGTGGGGTAATGCGTACCCCTCGAATCACTGTTGGAGCAACCCCCACTGACTTGAGGTTTAGGCTTTCTTGCTATGTTCCCAATGCTACATCTCCTGTTATCAGTGTTAGGTGCAGGGCAGCAAGCTTGAGGAAAATTGTTTAATAGAGCGTTTATAGAAGAGCTTCCAATGAGGCTCTTTTGTTAAATGCCTTATTTGTTGAAATAATTATGATGTTATATTGACATTTTCAACATAAGCGTGTATGGTGTGTTTTTGAAGAGTAGCGGCAAGTTGCCGAGTCTGTCATATAAACAATATTTTAAGTTTTGGCTTGTCGTGATGACACCCGGAATTATTTAACAATCATGCCTTGTCGGGAGACACGCAGTTCTTTGTTACACTGAGGAACTAAGCATGAGTAAGAAATACTTTGTTGGTGCAAAGTTTGGTAAGTTAACAATTACCGAGCGGCTTCCAAAGGTTGGCACAAACACATCTGTTTTATGTAAATGTGACTGTGGTAATCCTGAACAAATAAAAGTCTTTATCAGTAACTTAGGCAGCGGGCACACTACGTCGTGCGGATGCGCTTTTGAAGAGGCAATCACGAAGCATGGGCTTTATGGTACTCCCGCATATTCCGTTAGGGCTTATATGATTCAAAGATGCTGTAATCCAAATCACGAGTCATATGCGGATTATGGTGGTAGAGGGATTAAAGTTTGTAACCGATGGCTTGAGTCTGTTGAAAGCTTTGTTGAGGATATGGGACAACCACCAGAAGGTCTAACACTTGAGCGTATTGACGTGAACGGTGACTACTGCCCTGAGAACTGCAAATGGGAAACTGCTACAAATCAAATATATAACCAACGAATCAGAGATAATAACACATCTGGTCGCACAGGCGTGTATTGGAGTAGCCGTGACTGTTTATGGAGAGCCCAAATCGGGTATAAAGGAAGGGTTATACCGCTAGGACACTCTAAAAGTTTTGATGTTGCTGTTAAACTTCGAGAGGAGGCAGAGTTGAAATACTACGGATGGAATAAACAATGAGCGAACAAGTAATCTTGGGGCCTGCAAGCCCCTTTCAGGAAAAATATCTGAACAGCGATGCTCAGATTATCCTCGTAGGAGGAGCCGCTTAACTTCGGGCGGCTTTAAACCCCTTTAATTGCTGGAACCCTGACCATTAAGTTGAAGGCAATCAGCAGCCAAGCCCGAAAGGGAAGGTTCAGAGACTATCTGTGATGAGTGTAGCAGAGTAGGGGTCAAGCGACCTCGAAACAGGGGGCTTTCAATAAGAAAGAAGATATAGTCCGACACCACAAGATATTGTGGAGTGATGTAGCGAATCACACAACATATTGGGAAGTTCAAAATCATATATTGGATTAATGCGGCATTTACGATTCACGCATGATCCAAAGTATAAAGCTTACTGTATTCGTAAAAACTCCAGTGCCATTATGGCTTCTGGTGGCTTGTTCTGGGAAGCTGTGAACTTATATCGCCAGTATGATCCTAAACTAAAAGTTAAGATGAAGGATCAGAAAGTTATTTTCAGTACGGGCGCTGAAATTAGTTTCTCTCACTACGAGAACGATACAGCGGCAAAGAAGTATCAAGGTAGATTGAATGCCTAGTGTAGTGGTGACATTACACCGTAACTTGGTTAATTCGGTGGAACCCCTAACGTAAAGACGAGGGCAATACCGAGCGATACTACAGCAATTGTAGGAGCGTGTAACGACTATGGGTGAGACTCCCAGTAGCCTCAAGCGAGGCGAAACGCCAAGAATCTTCAATGTAGAAGATTGAAATATAGTCTGATCTATATGGAAACATATAGCTGCTTTTAAGCGGGATGTTATTAGCGACAGCATCCGAACAAACATTGATTCAAATCTCAAACATTTTCTACGACGAGGTAACTCACGCAGACAATGAAGAGCAACTTTGGTGGTTGTGGTCGCGCCTTCGTTCTGAAGCAAAGAATACACACTCCATGTGGTGGAGCTGCAACCCTGATTCCCAGAGCTGGGTTCTTAAGTATGCGATGTGGTATTTACACCCCGTCGGTCATCCACTAGCAGGGCGTCCTGATCCAGAGAAGAATGGTGTAATTCGTTATCTACTCAGGATAAGCGGTGATCTTGTTTGGGGTGATACGTCTGAAGAACTCATCGAAAAATACGGGAATCCTAAACTTCCCCACGACCATGAAGATCAAGTAAAGCCAATTAGTTTTCAAGGGCTTTTTGGTACTGTCGACGACAACCCTCCGCTTAAAAAGTCAAACCCTCTCTACAAATCAAACCTTGAAGCTCTCCCAAGATTGGAGCGCGAACGGCTCCTACATGGCAACTGGTTTGCTCGGCCTGAAAACAGTTCCTATTTTGATAGAGGAACTTGTCCAGAGTTAACAATAGCCCCAAGTGACTCCGAGTTCACTAAGATTGTTCGTGCCTACGATGTTGCTGGCACATTACCCCACGATGGTAATAGAAACACTGACTACTTTGCATCCGTTAAAATGGGTAAGTTGAAGAGTGGTGATTACGTTATTCTTGATGTTGTACGAACACGAATTACATTTGGCCAATGGTTTGATCACATTTTAGCTAATGCACAGAGAGATGGTTTTAATACAGAGATCATTCTCCCAGAAGATCCGAACCCAGCCGCTAAGGCATCCATCAAACTGCTTGCAAGACAGATTATTGAGTGTGGGTTTATTGTAAAAACACGCAGATCCTCTGCTGGTAAACTCGATAGTTTCCGTCCTTTTGCAGCAGCAGCCGAACTTGGTGTTGTTCATATCGTTAAGAATTGTGCAACTGATTTGTGGAATAAGATAGTTAATGATAATGAGTTCTTCTATAACGAATTGGAGAACTTTGACGGAACAAGAAAGAATACGGAAGTTGGTCACGACGATATGGTGGACTGCGTTTCACTTGCCTATTTGTTCTTAGCTCAGCGTTTCCAAATCCCATCCTTCATCGGCAAACTCTCAGAGAACGATTTCTCTGTTAAAAACCCATTCCGTTAAACCTCATTTATAAGGAGGCTATAATGCCAGAACAAGTGGCCCCAAGGAAACGAGGAAGACCACGGAAAGAATCTATTGTCAAAGCTGCTGAACCTCTTGCACTAACTAAAGGACCAGAAGGCTTGCCTCCCATTAAATTCGGTGAGACAGGCTTTAATGGACTAAAGGTTATTGCTGGTAGAATCTTTGAAGAGTGTAACCACGAACTACGTTGGCCACAATCAATCCAAACATATAAGAAGATGAGCAAGGATGGCACTATTGCTCCCGCTCTTAATCTTGTTGAAATGGCAATTGCTCGTGTTCCATGGAAGGTGGTGATCCCTGAAGGTTATGAAGAAGAGCTGAAAGAAGAAGCTGAGTTCATTCGTCAGTGTATGAACGACATGGATCATAGTTGGGGTAGTTTTATTCGACAAGTTGTTTCTTTCAACCGCTATGGATTTAGTGTTCATGAGATTGTACTACGTAATCGTTACAAGCGAAACGGTAGTAAATACGATGATGGATTGGTTGGCTTTAAACGTCTCCCTATTCGAGCACAAGACACTATCAGTTCTTGGGATTGGACAAATGATGGACGCGAACTCTCAGGACTCTATCAATGCGTTGTAAAGCCGACAGGTAAAGATAAGATTGCTCAAGTTGCCAATGGTGAAGATGTATTCCTTCCTCGCAAGAAGTTCCTTTTATTCCGTAACAACCCCTTGAAAGACAATCCAGAATCCGAGTCCCCACTGGCGGCATGCTACATGGCATGGAAGTTTAAGACAGAACTTGAACGATTTGAAGCTACTGCTGTTGCCACAGATGTTCGTGGTTTGAAGGTGCTAAAACTTAACCCTCGCTATCTCGATCCCAATGCTTCTGATGAAGACAAGCAGGTTTATGAATTTTACCAGCAGATGATGCGTAATCTTCATATCGGTGAACAGAGTGGTGTAATTCTTCCCTCTCTCAAAGATGAACGTGGCGAAGAACAGATTGCTGACTTAGAACTTCTCTCAATCACTGGACAGAAGTCTTACAACACCAATGAGATTATTCAGAGATACAAACAAGAAATCATTACTACACTGATGGCTTCTCAACTTGTCCTTGGTCAGAATGGTGGTGGTAGCTTCTCTCTTGCTGAGTCGTTGAACGGTATTAGTCAGATGGCTATTGAAGCACGTCTGATTGAGATTAAGGATGTTCTAAACCATCAACTTGTCCCGCTTCTATTCAAAGTTAATGGGTGGGATACAACAGTTCTCCCAGAAATCACTTATGGTGATTTGTCTACTCCTGACCTTGATGTTCTTTCCAAGTTCTTGCAACGGGTGGCCAGCGTAGGTTTGATTGCTGACACTCCACAAACAGTTAATTGGATTGCTTCACAAGCAAATATGCCTGTTGTATTTGACGATGTAACTATTGAACAAGAAGAAGCCCGCAAGATGCTTACGGGTTATGAATCTGGCGCAGGCGAAGGACAGAAAACAGCAGGACCGGGAACGTCAAATGGACCAGCGGAGAGTGATAACTCAGTAAGCAATCAGGAGAATAGTTAGTGGCACATGAACTAATTCGGCTAACTTCTAAATTATATGACACCCCTCATCTGATTTCAGAAACAGCACTAAACAAAGTGATGCAAGTTTTGGAGAGTCGAAATAACGGTGATTTCCAGCTTGCAATCAAAGAAAAAGATAAAAAGAAGAATCGTGAAGTAGCTTACAACTCAGATACCATGATTGGTATGGTTACTGTTAGTGGCCCCCTCACCTACATTGAATATGAAGCAATGTGTGGTGAAGAGAGTAGTAGCTATCAGCAAATTAAGGGCGAATTTGACGCAATGCTTAAATCTGGTGCCAAAACGATTGTAATGGATATTGACAGTCCTGGCGGAGAGGCTTATCAGGCATTTGAAACAGCACGTTATATTCGTGAACAAGCAGATAAACACGATGCAAAGATTATATCCTACGTAGATGGACTGGCAGCATCGGCCGCATATGTCCTCGCTTCAATCTCTGATGAGATTGTAATGAATCCAATGGCCGAAGTCGGTTCGATTGGTGTTGTTGTAAAGCTTCGGAATGTAAACAAAGCAATGCAACAAATGGGAATTGAAGATACCTACGTTTACGCTGGTAAATCCAAGGTTCCCTTCACTGCTGAAGGTGAGTTCTCTGAATCATTCTTGGAAGACCTTCAAAGTAAAGTAGACGTTCTTTACAGTCATTTTGTTGAGCACGTAGCACACATGCGAGAGATGGAGAAAGAGTCTGTTATTAATACAGAAGCTAAAACCTTTCTGGCTGATAGAGCTATTGAACTAAAACTTGCTGATAAACAAATGACCGTTGATGAGTTCTCTAACTATCTTGCCGACTTGTCGGAAAAAAGTAAAGGAAAGAAAATGCCTATTGGTAGTATTTTCAAAGCAAACAAATCCACTGAGGAAAATATTGATATGTCCCAACTTGAACAACTGCAAGCTTCTCTTGAAGAAATGCAGAAACAACTATCTGCCAGCCAAGAGAAACATGAAGCTCTGCTTGCCGCTGTCTCAGATAAAGAATCCGCTCTTACTGCTGCTCTTGAGCAAGTAGCTTCCCTGCAAAAAGCTCAAGCTGATGCTAAAGCTCAAGCGCGTCTTGATAAACTGAAAGCTGTCGCCGGCGAAGCCCAAGCTGTAGCTCTTGCTGCTTCCCTTGCTTCCCTTGAAGATGCTGCTTTTGAAACTGTCCTATCTGTTATGCAAACTAAGCAGCAAGCTGTTGAAGAGTCTGACCTCTTTATTGAGAAAGGTGTTAACTCCCAAGTTGCTGCTGATAAACAAGAAGACAAAACCGCTGCCCTGCTCAAAGCCAAATACGCTAAACAATAAGAAAGGAAAATAATAAATGGCCCTTGTAGAACGTAATTTTACACAACTTTCTGATCTTGTTCTGAAAGAAATCAACCCAACTGACGGTTATTCCCGTGAGGTTGTGTTTGTTGATGTTGCATCCGACACCCCCGTTACTATCGGTACTGTTGCCTATCGTGCTAAAGGTACTGATCCAGCCGCTGCATATACTCTGCTGTCTAACGTCTCTCAGGTTGTTACCACCAACGAGTTCGTTGTTCTGATCGGTGATGAGTATGGTGTTCAAACTGCTGGTTGGTCCCTGCTTGCTGCTGAAACCACCAAGAATGCTGTTGGTTTTGTTCGTGGTGTTGTTCAACTAAAAGATGCCCTGCTCAAAGATACCACTTCTGGTTTCCTTAACGCCACTCAATTTGAATCCCTGCGTCATCTGCTGAAAGCCCAGGGTATTGTCGTTGAAGTTACTATCTAACGATAGTTAATAACAAGAATAATTTTGGAGAAATAATTTAATGCCTCTTTCTTACAATCCTACAGATTTTAACCGCGTAGTAGACCTTTCCAATACCATCAACATCATCCCTAACCAATGGGGTCTGTTCCAACAACTTGGTATCTTTGAAAGCGAAGCCAAAGCACAGAAAACTGTAATGGTTCCTCGTTTCGAGTGGAGCGAAGCCCTGATTCCGGACCGTAACTGGGATGAACGTAACAACGCTTCTCAAGGTCCGACTCGTGACTACCTCACTGTTAAGGTTCCTCACTTCCCTCTGGACGATGCAATCACTCCTCAAGACATTGATGGTGTTGTAGCTTGGGAAAACGTGTTTGCAGGTATTCAAACTGAAACTGTTGCCTCTACCCGTGCTCGCAAGATGCAACAAATGCGTATGAACCATGCCCGTACTCTTGAGTACGCTCGTGCTCAGCTAATCACCACTGGCGGTGTATACGCTCCTAACGGTACTATGCGTACTTCTTACGGTTCCACTGTCAACTTCTACACTGAGTTTGGCGTTACCCGTACTGAACTAACCATGGACCTTACCAACCTCACTGCTGACCCTCTGATCGAAGTTGAACCAATCATTGCTGCTATTCAGGATGGTCTGGTATCCGGTGACACTGTTAGTTCCTTCGTTGCGGTGTGCTCTCCAAGCTTCTTCAACGCCCTGATTACCCATCCGTTCGTTGTTGATGCTTATAAGTATTACGCTCGTACCCAAGGTAGTGATGTTCTGACTGGTCGCCTTGCTGCAAGTGCTTATGGTCTTGACGCTCGTTATCGCACCTTCGACTACGGCGGCATTCTGTTCATTGAATACCGTGGTAGCTTTGGTGGTACTGCCTACATTCCTGCTGGTGACGCTTATGTGTTCCCTGTTGGTGGTAGTGCTCTGTTCAAAACCTACTACGCTCCTGCCAACCGTTTCAGCACTGTCAATACCACTGCTTCTGAAGCCTACTGGTTCGAGTACATGAACGAGAAGAATGACATCATCGAAATCATGTCTGAATCCAACTTCCTGAACGCTCTCCTGCGTCCTCAAGCTCTGGTTCGTGTGTCCGTTGCTCCTTAATGGAGTGTTAAAGGAGGGGTAATTCCCTCCTTCTATTTCTAATATAGGAGAAATAAACAATGGCAATTACACCTGTTGTTGGTGCTGGTTACATTAAAGCTGTAGAAAGTATTGCTGAGCAAGTTAATGCTGGTGGGAGTTCTGTTCAAGCAGCAGACATCACAGATTCTACCACTGTAGGCAGGGCTGTTCTTACAGCAGCTAACGCTGGTGCTGCTCGCACAGCTATTGGCACCGTAGAGGCAACCACTGCAACTGCTGGTATTGTAAAGCAAATCACTTTTACTGCTCAACAGTCCCCTGACTTTGCAGACCTTGCTGCTGTAACTGCTGCATACAATGCTCTGCTTACTAAGCTAATTACAGCCGGTATTATGCCTGCAAGTTAACATTTAGGAGAATGGTATGGACCCAATTATGGCGGTAAGAATTTTGATTGGTGACAGTTAATTGGAGCAAGTTACTACAGAAAGGGTTAAACAAAAATACCGTTCAGTCACTAATGATGACATTGATGTTATCAAACAAATGTATGATGTAAATAATATACCCTCTACGGAGATTGCAGAGAAATACAATTGTTCACCTGATACCATTTTAAGGATTCTAAGGGCAGAGGGTGTGGAGATAAAGAAACACACCGACTTCAAGTTCTACAAAGGTTATCGCATAGATGATGACGCATTTTCTGATATTCATGATGAGCAATGCGCTTATTTCTATGGCTGGATACTTACAGACGGGTGTCTGAGAAATAAAAGTGTATCTTTGGAGTTGTGTTCAAAAGACGAAGAAGTTCTCGTAAATCTAAAAAATTATTTGAACAGTTCAAATAACATTCGCTATAGATCGAGAGTAGATACTCGTACTGGTAATACATATCATCAGTGTTCATTTTCTTTTTCTCACGAAATCATACTCAATCGTCTTCTTTCGTTGGGACTTACACATAAAAAATCTCTACAAGAGAAGTGCCCTGACGATTTCAGACTTAATCGACATTTCTGGAGAGGTGTAATAGAGGGTGATGGACACGTTTCTTCCACAAGCGATAGGGTGGAGTTGTGTGGTGGACTAGAGTTAGTAACAGCATTTGCTGACTATTGCCGTACTATCTATCCAGACTGTTCACCAATGTTTAGGAAGAATGGGAAGATGGATATTGTTAGAATTTACAGGAAAGCAGCATGTAAAGTTATTCTTGATAATCTTTATTCAGACTGTTCAGTAAAGTTGACAAGAAAATATAACGCATATAAGGGAAGGTATTATGGCTCTTGATGCAATAACAAGTGTCCGCTTGTTGATTGGTGATATCGATGGCAGTCCATTCTATATGTTATTTAGTGACACAGAGATTCAATTCTTTCTGGATCAGAACAACCAAAACATCCAAGCCGCTGCTCGAATGGCAGCTATTTCCGCATCATTTCAGCTTGCTGGATGGGTGTCACGCGAAAGGGTAGGAGAGATTGAGGTGTGGAGCAACCTCTCTACACAATACCTAAAAGCCCTTGAAAACCTCATTAAACAGCCTGTCTCAACACTACCTAATGGTTTGATGCCGTATGCCGCTGGGATTAGTTGGACGGATACAAAAGCTAATAACGCAAACCCTGACAATGTACGACCAGCGCTGACACAAATCAAACTATGCGACGATGAAGAAGGAACATTGACATGCTTCAACCTCGATTCCTTCTGACTCAAAAACTTCCACTGACACTCTACCGAAGATCACTTGGTAGTTATGTTGACGGTGAATGGGTTGAGGGAACAACTACAGAAGTAGATATTGAAGCTAACATTCAACCTCTGAAAGACCATGAGTTGATGATGCTTCCTGAGTCTGAGAGAAGTAGAGAGTGGGTGAAGGTTTATTCCGCTTCTATGATTAGAACACAAAGGGAAGGCTTCACAGGGTACGGGGTTGGCTATGGTGAAGTGAACTATGACGCTGATGAATTTGTCTGGCAAGGTATGCGGTTTAAAGTAATGAAGGTGAGAGGATACTTCATGGGAATCCTCAATCATTTTCGTGCCTATGCGGCTCGCATTGAGCTAACACCAAACTAAGGAGAGTGTATGGCTATTACAAAGATCACCACTGCACTCTCCAAAGACACTTCAATGTGGCAAAAGATTAGGAACAACCTGCTGAAAGGAAATTCAAAATCTGTAGATGTTGGATTCTTTGAGGATTCTAAGTACGAAGATGGAACTCAAGTAGCATACGTCGCTATGTTAAACGAGGAAGGTCATGTAAACGGTCCTGATAGTTTGGTTCCCGGTGCTGTAACTCCCGCTCGCCCATTTATGCGTTACTTTATGATGCAGCTTGAGAAAGATGGGAAGCTTATTGGTGAGATGAGGAATGATCTACACCTTGTTGCTATTGGTAGCAAGAGTTGGAAATCCTTCTATGACAAACTTGGTAAGGAAGCTAAAGAGGATGTTCAGAAGGTTATTGAACAATGGTTTATTCCAATGAACGCACCTCTAACAGTTGAAATGAAGGGATTCAACAAACCTCTGATTGATAGCGAAACTATGATTGATAGTGTTGACTACAGGGTGAATGAATAATGTCTATTTACTTAGATACAAGGTCTGCTATCAGGACAGGAACAGTAAGCCTACTTACCAATCTCAATTATGGAACAACACCTGTCATCTACTCACACCAGAGTGCACCAGAACCAACATCAACCTATGTTGTAATTCAAATCATCTCACTGGATCAAAGAGGAAGGGTTTCTTCAGCTTACCGAACAACAGAAGGAACTGAGTTAGTAAAGCATCTTGAGTTTGTGGCTAATTACGAAGTAAGGGTTCAACTTAGTTTTATTGGTAGTACTTCTGCTGATATTGCTTACGACTTTGACAATTCAATCTTGAATAACGTAGTTGCAAGAGAGGGATGGCAGAAGGTTAATTTAGTTCCAATCAGGAAAAGCATTGTTAGACGCACCCCACAACTACGAGATACACAGTGGGTTGAGGTTCATAACATTGATGTGACATTCACTTACGCTGTTAAGACATCACAACCTATTGATTGGGTTGAAACCGTCACTATTGACAATCAAGAGAGCGGAGAGATTCAAGTCATTCCG